AGATCCGCTTGTACGCTTGTGATCTGTGCCGCTAACGTAAATATCTTACCGGTAAGATCCTCAAAAAATTGGTTGATAATGACTCCGTACGTGTTGCCGTCATCATTCACCGTTGGGATCTGTAAGTCCGAGTAGCTCGTTGTTGCTTGTGGCATTAGACCAAACTCTCCGCAGTCGTCTTGGCTGATGCTGCGTCAGACTTTGCAGTGCTCGCATTGCTGGCAGTGGTCTGGCTACTCGTGTCCAAGCTATTAATTGTCGTGACGAGCGCCACTAAATAGTTGTTAACCAGCTTGACGGCTACACTTCTCGCAGTGGCCGAGTTCGTTGCAGCCGTGGCCGCATTTGGTACCGCTTGCGTGAGCTGGTACGCCAGACTTGGAGTAGAAGAATCTGATGCGCTCCCCAGCGTATTGGCCGCATTGAACGTATTCGTCGCTAGATCGTTCATCGCATTATTGAGCGTATTCCCCCAAACGTTTCTCGACCCGTTGACGGTCGGGAGCTCGATCGAGTAATTCGTCGTCGTGGGCGGGTTATCCGTTAGAGCCACCTTTGCCTTTCTTATTCCAGTTGTCTGCTACTGTGTCGGTTTGCTTAGTCCACTCCTTCGCTTTGACGAATGGCCCATCACCGAACTGTCCTTTACCGAATTTCTGAAAGCTCATGCGCGTAACCGGTTTGTGATGGTTCCGCCAACTGGCCGGAAGCTCAGTACATGCCGGGATCCTTTAACTCGCCTACGGTCGTCAGATGCTTGTATTTCAGCAACTGCCTGGTTGGCGAGCTGACCCCAGACCGGTAACCGCTCGTCTTCCCCGAGGAACGGCGTAGCGGCGACTAGACTGTGATAGAGATATGCGTCTGGGTGAGTCGTCAGTAGCCAATTCGTTGTATTCGATGCAGATAGAGCCGGAATACGAGCGTAGTAGTTCATCTCGTACGTCTGCGATGCGCCTGGAGTCGGCAGGATCCGAACGTTTGTTCCTTTATAGACATAGTACCGGGCGTTCTTATCGGGGAGACTCGCCAGAAAATTCGTATTTACAATCTCATCGATCTGATGCGCGGCTACTTCGACGAGATCCCGTTCTACCGGGCTAATCACTCGAAGCGTTTTGAACTCGAGAAAATCGTCCGGCATTGTCAGATAGTTATCTGCTGTCGTGAGCTGCGACCGAGTAAACTGATCCGCAGTCCGTAGTACTCTGTTCAGTTTTGCTTCTGCGAGTTGAACAAAGCTCGGCGCGTACGTCGTCAAGTCCGAGCGGTTCAACCAGGAGCCGATATTCGTCAGTAGTTCTGAATACGTGTTCATACGCGACCTTCCCAGACTCGAAAGCATTTATTCGCCGGATCATTCAACCAGCGTCGCAGCGCTTTCTTGTCGCGTAGTGATCCGTCTTGCATCATTCGCTCGGCCACTGCAGCCGGTAGGTGTGCGACCGGTCGCATTGATGATTTCATATTGACGTTCTCCCGGTCGATCTTGCATTGCTTGATCAGCGGTTCCAAATCTTCGGTGATCACGTGATGGATTTTTGACTCGTCTGCAGTTTCGCTTACTAAGCGAGAAACTACGTTACCGCGATGGTCAAGTATCGTGTTGTGCAACATTGTTAGCAGCCGGGAGCTCTAAACCCCCGGCTTATCGGGTTAATGGATTACGTCGTCAGATCGGTGATCAGACCATGCGCCTGGCCGGAATCGACTTGTAGTCCGAACTCGTACAAGACCTGGCGACTTTCGGAGTCGCCAATCTTTGCGAGCGGGAAACTCGTATACGTACGAAGCTCGGCGATGCGGTAGTGATCGGGATCTAGAATGTAAATGTCCTTATTGGCACATACAGCTGAACCCGTTGCCCCCGCAGCGTCCTTACCCAACGTGCGACAAGGCACGACGGAAATATCGCCAAAGTCAGAAGCGTAGATTGAAATCGGGCTTCCAACAGTCCCTTTATCAACCATTTCACGGGTATTGGTTCGCCCGGTAAATGCGCTGATATCTACTTTGTGACCCGGAGATACGAACATCAGCCGAGGATCGCCACCGTTATCGAAAACGGATTCCATTACCGCGTTGATCTGCGCTTCGGATACTGCACGAGTTGTCGCTGATCGAGTCCACGTATTAGATCCGTCACCAGCTGCGGTCGTGGATCCAGCATCAGCACTAACGTTGAACTTTGCCCCGGTATTGAACCAAGTGATCAACGTAGCGGTTTGTCGTGCTGTGGTCGCATTACCCACGTTCTTTGCTTTGTTTCGCGTGATTGCGAATTCAACGTCTCTTTTCAGTTCCTTAGACTTCCGGGCCATCTGATGACCGAGCTGCGAGGCTTTGGTAAAATTGGACATCGCCTCTTGGGTTCCGGTCGTCGTGGCGTTTCGGCTAAGGATCATACAGACGTTGTTCGATCGCGTAGTCAGCGCACTGGCTGCACGAGTCGTCTCGTCCCCTTCGAGGACTGCAGTGTCGTCACGGTCACTTAGTGTCTCGTTTACCCACTCAAATAGCGTATTCGTCGCCTTTCTTGGCTTGCCCGCGCTAGACAAAATCGGGGTGTCTGCTTTGTCAAGGTTATACAAGATCGTCGAAACGTCTTCGGGGTGCTCGGATCCACCCGTTGCTGCTTTGGTCAAGTAGCTGGTCGTTGAGTTGCTAATTAAAGCCATATTACTCCTATTATCTGGATTACCCGAATCGGGTAAAAAAATTTACTTAAACATTTCGGAAAATACATCCGCTGCGTCATTCATCGAGCCCGTTCTCGCAAAGCGCTTCTGTGCGCTGGATGGTCGGTTACTCTCCGGCTTATAAGACCGTCCGCGTTTGGCGACCGGCTTGTCCCGCTGCGGTTTAATTGCTTTTTCTGCGGTCTTCGATCCTTGACTAAACTGCCAGGACTTTCTCAGCGCCGATACGATCCTCGCGTCGTATGCACTCGCTACGTCCTCTTCTGTAAAACCGAGCTCGTCTACTGCGAACTTGCGAATAGCGGCTTTTTCGGTTTTAGCTACTTCGGGATCAGACCATTCGGGGATGAGCTCAGTCAGTATTTCGCGCTGGCGCTGTATCTCCGTCGCGAACTGTTGCTGATGGATCCGTTGCTGTTCCTGCTTGACCGCTTCCAGTTCTCGGGCGCGTATGTCCCGCTGGGCCTGGCGATCTCTTGCTAGTTCTCTCTCCCGTACCCAGCCGATCGGATCCTCTTGATAGAGTCGATCCCAATCAATGACCGGTTCCGGTATATCGGGCTGCTCCTGCAGCCTCTGAGCAATCTGCTGTACGGATTGGAGTTGTTGAGCATATTGATTCTCAAGTTCCTGCACCGCTCGGCGTTGCTCGGCAATCGCTTGGGTCTTTCGCGTGTAGTCCTGCTGACGCGAGTACCCGTTAATTAATTCGTTTAGACTTACGTTTACTTCATCGTCACCGACCTTGACCGTGAAGAGCTCCTCGGCTTCGTCCTCGGGCTCGTCTTCTACTTCGTCCTCTGCGGTGTCGGCTTCGAGCTCTACGTCTTCCTCTTCCTCTACAGTATCATCTAGGTCAGCGTCAACTACTTCTTTTGTAGCCTCTTCTGTGCCTGTTTCTTCGACCGGTACATCACCAATCAAAGAGCTGAACGCTTCTGCCGCTTCTTGTAGTTCTGTCGTGTTCTCAGACATTAATTCCGTCTTTTACGGGTTGCTGGTTTCGGTTCAGCTGTCGGCAGATTGGATTCCGCCCGCTTCCCCCGGTTGATCATGATCTCAAGCTGGTCACGCAATAGCTTATGACTGCGCAGTAACAGATACGCGGCTTCTCGCTCTTGCGTATTTTCTGGCGCTGAGTCTCGGATGATCCGCAGCTGCTCGTCAGTCATCCGGGAAAACGCTTCGCGTATTGCTTCGCTAGCTAGTAGTTCACGCGCCTGGTTGCCTAAATCAATTGTTTCTTGTACCTGCATAGTGTATATATATTAGATTAATCTTTTACTGCAGGAGCCTGACAATGACTGATGCAGAACGTAACGAAACTGTCGAAGAAATTTCAAAGCGACTCGGCTACGACGTAACCAAAGACGACTGGCGAGCTCGTATGCGTAAAGAAGACAAAAAAGACGGCTACACACCGCGCCACCCGCGCTACAGCGGCTGGTTCTGCGATTAGTCTTCATCCTCATACAGCAGACTACCCCCCAATGCGGCTGGCCCGAGTATCGGCCCAACCTTCGACAACATAAACAGATCCATTGGGTTCTCCGCTTTACCGCTCGGAACCATATTCTTCTCCGGCGATCTGTCTCTATAAACTAAGAACTTATTGTCGCTATACTTTTGCCGGGCGCGTTGCATCTGGTCTAAACTCATACGCGGATAGTTTTCAATTGCCGGGTTCATTACTTGGTGCGGAGCATTTCGTTTTCTGATCAGATCCCACTCGGCCCATTGCTTCGGGAATATCGCATCGCCTGTGCTCGTCTTTTCGATCTGACGCAGTACGTCCCCGTATCGTTTTGGCATTACTTGGATCTCTCCAGGATCACTCATAAATTCAGTATTCCGTATATTCTCCGGCAATCGAGGATTTAGACTCCCGTCAGCCATCGTGTACGTCATACTTTGACTGGGCATGTATGCGTAGTTCATTGCATTTTCGCTAATAAACCCGCGAGCACCTGGTGCTAGTTTCAGCTCTTCGTACGTTTCGACTTTGTTTGGGTTTTTTGCGTTCCAGAGCTTAACCATTTCCTCTTGCCAGCTCGGGGTCATATCGGTCATATTCCGAGCCATATGCCGGTCTACTGGCGCGATCTGTGCCGCTGCTGGGCTGGTCCATACGTCCGCCATCGAAGCGGTCTTGTAACCGAGTCCTTCCATCTGCGCGGTTAGTCGCTGCGTGTAATCAACCCAGTCCTCGTCTGCTCGTTGCCGGAAAAATTGCGGGTTGTCTCGGAACATCTGAGCGAACTCTGCAAGGTCGGTGTAGACGGCACTACCCCCAGCTCCGATACCGCCGCGACTACCAGCTTGTAGCCCGTATGCGTCTTGTATTTTGCTGCCGAGCTGCGCTTTGAATTTCGTTTGCCGGTTGTCGCCTTCTTTTGTCTTTCGGACCTCTTGTAGCTTGCCGAACGCTCGAACCGGGTCGCCGTTACCATCCACCCAGTACGTTTTGAGCTTCGTCTTTTTTGCGGCTTTGCTTGCTTCTACGTCTTTAAACTTTTTCGGCTTCCAGTCTTTGGTTAGCTCCGCTAAGTCTCTTTCTTTGGTCTTGTACGAGTACGGTATTAGATTAGCCATAAACTCTACGTCTTCCGGCCCGGCAGATCGCAACCGATTGACGGCCATCATATTAGGATCGAGCGGGTTGTTCGGTGACGTTAGACCAAACATCAAAGCGTTGTACACCTGGTTGTCTGTTAATCCTTTGCGGTAGTTCGTAGGATCCACAGATGCTACTTTCTTTGTCTGCATTGCCAAGTAGTCTTCTCGCGGCATTCGGTTCGGGTCTAGTCCTTCAGCATATAGCCGGTACTGATCGCCAAGCGAATACTTCCCGTCAAAACCTTCTGGGTAGCGTACTGTCCCGCGTTTCGGCTCTGTACCTCGTCTGGCTAATTTGCGGCCACCTCCGATATTCGTACGTCGTCCATCGGTCAAGCGCTGCGTGATCATTGGACTAAACTGCAAATCGCCCGCTTCTCCAAATTTTGCCTCGAATGCTGCCAGATCGTCAGCTGTCCACTCAAACGGTTCCTTTCCGCGAAACGTCAGCGGTACGTCGTCAGCTATTCGGAAACTACCCGTTACTTCTTTCTCAGGATCCAGATAGATTCGATCGCCGAGTTCCTGCTCTGCTTCAGCTAATCGCTTCTGTACTTTCTCCCGGTTTGCTTCGTAGAAGTTTTGCTTTACCGGCTTTACCGGCTTTGCCGCTCCCGTCGCTTTGGTCGTTGCCCCCATTCCAGAGCTTGCGACGTTATCGATATAGCGCTGGTACTCGGGCTCCTCGAGTAGAGAAAGCATCCGATCGCGTGGTGTTGCGAAAGGCGCAATCGGGTACTCGTCCTCAAATAGACCGGCACGGTACAAATTGACGACCGGCGACATTTCCTTCGCGAAGTCTGCGAGTAGTCCGCCAAACGTATCTAGCGGATCCGTACGCTCTTCGACGGGTCTTCTGCGAGCCCCGTAGCGGGTTCTAGCCATTAATTCACTCCGGGCATAGGCTCCGGCATAGGTCCGGGCGCTGGTGGTGCGGGGTTCATTTGCTGCTCAAATTGCTGCGCCTCTGCCGCTTCGCTAATCTTCTGTAGCTCGCGGTTGCGAGATATCATCTGGTAAATTGGTGCTGGATCGATCGGTACGCCGTGCTGGAGCTCGAGCTGACGAATGCGGAGGAACAAGTCAATTTCTTGCTTATCCCGTTCGCGATCGTCCTTGCGTTTCATTTCGATCCCGCGCTGGATTACGTCCATCCGTTTCTTCTCGACTTCCGCTTCTGCAAGTAATTGCTCCGGTGACTTCTCAGGCTCCTCCGGTTGCTGATCAGCTTGCTGTTGCTGGAACTGTGTTGGATCGTTCCAGAGACGTGCGCCGTCGTGGATGCCTTGTAGTTCCAGCATACGGAGCATTGTCTCGCGCCACTGAGCCAAAGACGTGAGCGGGTTCTCTACCCCGAGTAACTGCATTACTTTCTCTTGTTCTGCGAGAATCATCCGATACGTTGCGATCTTGCTTTGTGTATCTACGCCACCGAGTGGTAGAGAAACGCGAGCCGTCATTCTCGGCCAGCTCGTTGGATCGATTGGCACGTATTGACCGCGTACCTGGTAGATGTCATCTGGGCTGCCGTGATACGTCACGAGTCGCAGTATTTTCTGATAAAGCGGTCGCATCCCGGTTTCGGCGATGTTCCGGGCAATCAGCTCGAGCCTGGCTTCCGCCGCTCCGCGCTGCATCTCGATTGCACTCCTCGTGGTGCTTTGTAGATGTTCCGCTTCTAAACCTTGCGAGGCGCGACTGATCCCGGTACGGGACTCTGCGATCTTGTCCAGGTACTCCAACATCGGGAATACTTGCGAGGACGTGTTCGGTATATCGATCGGCTGGATTGCGCCGATCTGACGCATAGGAATCATCGCGTTCAGATCTTTACTTTCCAGATCATCCACGTCTACTGCGCTCTCCAGGTACGCAAATCTTGGGTTGGTTGACAACGCAAGCGCATCGAGCTGGTTTCGCATCAGCGCCGATCGAATCCTCTGCAAATCACCCACTTCGTCGTAGAGGCTCATGCCTTCCACGCTATGCGGCAACGGCAGCATACGGAACAAAACGAACGGGTGTTCGTCTACGGGTTCGTTGTTGATGATATTGTACGAGCTCCCGGCTGTGCAGATTTTACGCAGCTGTCGCTTCCCGGTCCCGAACATATCGACACGACAGTAGCTTTCGGTGTAGACAATCTCCTGGTTGGCTAAGTCGCTGTCTTCTGTGTGGTACTGATGCGTTGGATGACGCAGTAGCCATTCTTCATTCGATTTGTATTCAGCGTCTTGCCCGATATGATCCTCAAAGCTCTCGAGCGGGTAGCCCATCTCGATCAGATCGCTGACCTTCAAGTGCTGACGACGTGCAACGATCTTTGCGTCGTCCTCATTCGTACAGTAGCGGTCAATTAGAAGCTCTTCGGGCGGTACCGATTCGATTGCAATCTCGCCAGACGTTTCGGTCTTTGATAGATCAAGCTCAAACGTACCGTCTTCGTTCTGCGTGGCGTTCACTACTTCCCAGATCCCTTGCTGGAGAATGTACTGGTACGCTTCTGCGGTAATGTTACTCAACTCGCGGGTCTGCGTATCGACTCGTTCATCGAAGTAGACTTGCGCAACGCCGGTCCCTTTGATGAGCGTGTCTTGCAGTACGTCGAGCAGAACGCGATATCCTTGGTTTTGATCGCGGAACAGATAATTGACGTAGTCCGTCGCTTGTTCTGCCACTTCTACGTCTTGCAGTTTGCGCGGTGTGAACGCGATGGCTTTTTCGCTTCCAAAAAAGATACGCATCAACGCCGGAAGTACCTGGTTCACCGAGTCGTGTAGCGACCGATCTACGATCTGCGAGCGGTTCTCTTCTTCTTCCGGCTGGTGTCCGCTTTCTCCAAACGGATGACCGAGCCAGTAGCGCATTGCTTCCGCTGCGTGGGGACTCGTCGTGTTATCCCGGTAGTCTGCTGCGTCGGTCAATGCCGATTTAACCCAGTTCTGCAGCTCGTCAAAACTCATCGGCTTGAGCTCTTTACTCATTTCTTTCTCGCACGTAATTTGGCTGCGTTCGTCAGATCCGCAAAGTGGAATACTCGTTCGCTATTTCTGCCGTGGCGAGCCCCGCTATGGATCTCGCCGTTCATCTTATGGGTTGCCCCGGTGTACTTTGTCCCGTCCTTAAAGTAGTGGACTGTTGAAGAAGCCATTACTTTTTCTTCTTTTTGCCGTATGCGCCCATCATCTTCCCGTACTTGCCCATTGCTCCGCTGTGCTTCTTTCCGTACATTGTTTTCTCTCGTCTGAGATTAGTAAAATAGACCGAGCTCGGTGCTCGGGCTGGTAATTCGATCACTTCTTGCGCTTGGCTCCTGCCGCAGCAATCTTCCAGGTCTTTGCGCTTGGCCGTCCCTTCTCGCCCGCCTTCTTCATTCGCTCACCACTACCGGCTGCTATACGAGCTCGTTTCTTACGTACGTTGTCAAATAAGTTTGGTTTTGCCATTGACTACCATTTTGTGCGGGCTGACCAGTACAAACTACTGAACTTATCACGCAAACCGCTGGGGTTCTGCGCGGAGTGTCTTGCGTAAAAACTACGCTTTCGTTTCTTGTCTTTATCTGACTGCGGATTGGATCCTGCGCCGGATACCCCTTGCTGACCGAATCGGACTAGCTTGAGTTTATTGCTGCCAGCTTTCTTCGCGAGGACCGCGTGGCTTTTCTTCGGGTGATTCGGTGTGCGTTTCGGTTTGTTTACTCCACTAAACGTCTCACCGCGATACGAAATGCTCATTAGCTTTCTGCTCCTAGTCCAGTACAGATTCTCGCGTAGTGCTCGCCCATTTGGGTACGCTGCTCCACAGTAAGCATTTTTAGTTCTTCCTCAGTAACTGCAGACCGGAACTTGTCAA